ATTTCCAGCCGCCTGAGAGTATCAAGCTTAAATATCCGTGCGTTATATACGACAGATATTCGGGCGCGCACAGATACGCGGATAACAAGACATATGCTTATACACAGGCATATGAAGTTACGTATATAGACCAGGACCCGGATGCTAATACGGCGTTTAGAGAAAAGCTGCTTAATAAGCTTAAAATGGTTCGTTACAATCGTGGCTTCAAAAATGATAATTTAAATCACGACGTTTACGTCGTCTATTACTAATAAGGAGAAACACTATGCCTAAACTTAAATGGGACCAGGTAGGTCAGAAAACATACGAAACTGGTGTATCCAATGGCGTTCTTTATCCGCAGTCTTCTAGCGGAACATATCCGAAGGGCGTTGCTTGGAATGGCCTTACTGCTGTAACTGAAAGTCCGTCCGGTGCAGAATCTAATCCGCTTTATGCCGATGACATCAAATACCTTGATCTTCGTTCTGCGGAAGAATTTGGAGGAACTATTGAAGCATATACTTATCCGGACGAATGGATGCAGTGCGATGGATCGGCAGAGCCGACAACTGGCGTTGTGATCGGGCAGCAGAATAGAACTCCGTTCGGTCTTTGCTATAAGACAGTCCTTGGTAACGACGTTCAGACAAATGATTACGGATATAAGCTGCATCTTATTTGGAACGGCCTTGCTTCTCCGTCCGAAAGAGCTTATCAGACGATTAATGATTCCCCGGAAGCGATCACTTTCTCTTGGGAATTTACAACTACTCCGGTTCCGGTAACGGGCTATAAGCCGACTGCTTATATGTGCATTAACAGTACAAAGGTTGATGCTGAAAAGCTTGGCGATCTCTTAGACATTCTGTATGGAACTGATGGCGAAGGCCAGACTGAAGGTACAGAGGCGCATCTTCCGACTCCGGACGAGGTTATTGCGGCTCTTAGATGATCAAAATATTGTTTTTCTAACTTGTTGGCGGGGATTTAATAGTCTCCGCCACATCTCTTATATTTTTTAATTAAAGGAGCGTAACTATGTTTAAAGAAGAAATTGCTTATAAAGACTATGACGGTAATGATCGTAAAACTGTAGCGTACTTTAATCTTTCGGAAGCTGAACTTACAGATTGGCAGCTTTCTGAAGAAGGTGGGCTGTCTGAGCAGCTTCAGAGAATTATCGATTCTAATGATGGTGCTCAGATCATGAAGACATTTAAGAAGGTTCTTAAGAAAGCATACGGCGTTAAGAGCCCTGACGGAAATCGTCTTATCAAGAACAAAAAACTTTATAAAGAGTTTACAGAAACCGAAGCATATAATCAGCTTTTCATGGAGCTTTGCACAGATGCTAACAAAGCCGCAGAGTTCATTAATAATGTCATTCCGTCTGAGGAGCGCATGAAAGGCTTTTTAACAAAGAAGGCGTGACATGTTACCTTTGCACGTTCCTGAATCGGAACTTTGGGACGCGAAGAATAATCGCTTTATCTCTTGTAAAGAACAAACCATAAACATGGAGCATTCTCTCATTTCCATTTCAAAATGGGAGTCGAAATGGCATAAGCCGTTCCTAGAAAAGGGATTGCAAAGCGATGAGGAAATAATTAGTTATCTGGAATGCATGTCTTTATCTAATGTTTCAGATAAGAGCGTGTTTAAAGTTATAGTCAATCGAGTTGATCTTATTGGACAAGTTATGGCTTACATAAACGATCCAATGAGTGCAACTTGGTTTTCTAATGATGAAAAACAGCCGGTTAACAAAAAAGAAGTGGTTACTTCTGAGCTGATATATTATTGGATGACCGCATTTAACATCCCTCCAGAGTATCAAAAATGGCATCTTAATCGTCTTCTTACTTTAATTCGTATTTGTGGAATAAAGAACGCTCCTCCAAAGAAAATGGGCAGGAACGACATATACAATAAAAACAGGTCTTTGAACGCGGCAAGGCGCCATAGGCTTGGAACCAAGGGCTAAATAACATGATTAGGTTTTCTCATAAAGGCGATTTTGCAAAAACAACGAAATTTTTCAAGTCAGTAGCTCATGGAAATTATCTTAAGGGACTTGAAAAATATGGAGATAAGGGTGTTCAGGCTTTAATGGAAGCAACCCCAGTTGATACAGGACTTACAGCTCACTCCTGGGGTTATAAAGTAACAGCAACAGACACTTCTTATACAATAACGTGGACAAATTCAAATCAAAATGACGGTGTTCCAATTGCTGTAATTTTGCAATATGGGCATGGTACAAGAAACGGGGGCTATGTGCAGGGACGAGACTACATTAATCCTGCACTACGCCCTATTTTTGACGAAATAGCAGAGGCGGCTTGGAACGAGGTGGTTAAGGCATGAGTAATGTTATTGATGAGCGCGTTGTCGAGATGCGATTCGATAATAAGCAGTTCGAATCGGCGACGCAGCAAAGTATGTCTACCTTAGAAAAACTTAAAGCCGCATTAAAATTTGATGGCTTTCAAAGAGGATTTAGAAATATCGATTCGGCGGCAAGCGCGGTTAATATGAGCGGATTGTCTTCGGCGGTTCAAACAGTTTCTGATAGATTTTCTGCTATGGAAGTTGCTGCGATAACCGCCCTTGCCAATATTACAAATAAGGCTGTTAATGCCGGTACGGCTCTTTTAAAGTCTGTAAGTGTTGATCAGGTTGCTGCCGGTTGGCAAAAATATGGCGAAAAGTCAACGGCAGTAGGCACTTTGATTTCGCAAGGATATGACCTGGAGACGGTTAATGACCAGATGGAAAAACTTAACTGGTTTACTGACGAAACATCGTATAACTTTGTTGATATGTCAAGGGAAATCGGTAAGTTCACAGCTACTGGTCAGGGTCTTGAAGATTCCGTTCAGGCAATGATGGGTATTGCTAACTGGGCGGCTCTTTCTGGTCAAAATGCAACGAAAGCTTCCATGGCCATGTATCAGTTATCACAGGCTATGGGTAAAGGCGCGTTGAGGTATGATGACTGGAAATCCATTCAGAACGCTTCAATGGATACCTTAGAGTTTCGAAATAAGGCTTTGGAAGCGGCAGAGGCTCTTGGAAATATTCAGAGAGTTGGCGAAGAAGCAGGAGAAACAATTTGGCAACTTGGAGATAACACGTTTACAACAGCCCAAATGTTTGCATCTGAGGCATTAACCAGGGGTATGTGGTTTGATAAAGATGTAATGATGAGCGTTTTCCAGGAATATTCTTCTGCTGTTGACGACTTATATGAATACGCGGAAGAAAACGGGGTTACCGCTTCTGAAGCTATGGAAGTCATGGGCGGAAGCGTTGATGCGTTTGGTCTTAAAGCGTTTAAGGCGGCACAGGAGGCTAGAACGTGGGCCGATGTTGTTGATTCTGTTAAGGACGCAGTGTCAACCTCTTGGATGAAAACTTTCGAACTCATATTTGGTAACTACGAAGAATCCGTTAAACTTTGGACCGGCATGGCAAATGGGCTATATGATATCTTTGCCCAGCCAATTAACGATATGAACGAATTGCTTGCCGGATGGAAATCTCATGGTGGAAGACTGTTTCTTTTTACCGGTTTAAAAAATATTCTTGAAGATATAAATAGTTTACTGGATCCAATTAAAGAAGCATTTTCTGACATTTTTCCGCCAAAAACATGGGCCGATCTTGTAAAAGGCACAGAAGCTTTTATGCGTTTTACAAAACAGCTGAAGCTTAGTGAAGGCGCTCAAAGCGGTGTTTACCATATATCCAAGCTTTTGTTCGGGGCAATTAAAGCCGGTACCAGTATTGTTAAAGCGGCATTTAGAATAGCGTCAAGAGTTGCTCTTGTGCTGTTCAAAATAGTTGACGGAGTTCTATCTGTCATTGGAAACATAGGAGATTTTGTTCAGGGCTTTGTTGATGCAGCATTAGCGTCTGATACTTTTAAAGATGCGATGGCTGCACTAAAAGATTTCTTCTCTCCGCTGTCCGATGCCATGAATAATCTAGGCACAAACATCGATAAGCTTAAAGATAAGCTTAA